TATAATATCGTTTGGGCATGACAAATCTCGATATCATTCCCGAAGAGAAACTTCGTGAAATCCTTTTGTTACAGGAAGCACAAGCAACCCTAACCAAGCGTGAAGAAGCCAAGGACAAGTTCATGTCTTTTGCTCACCATGTGTATGACGACTTTATTGAGGGGAACCACCACCGAGTTATTTCAGAAAAACTTGAGCTTGTTGCACAGGGTAAGTTGAAACGACTGATCATTAACATGCCACCCCGCCATTCCAAATCTGAATTAGCATCCTATTTGATGCCTGCATGGTTTTTGGGAAGGAACCCTAGACTGAAAATCATTCAGGCAACGATGAACACGGAACTAGCCACCCGTTTTGGTAGGAAAGTGCGTGATTTGATTGCTGACCCCATATACACGGAAATATTTCCAGAAACCGACCTCAAACAAGACAGTCAAGCTGCTGGTAGATGGGAGACAAGTAAGAAGGGCGAGTACTTTGCGGCGGGTGTTGGTGCGGCAATGACGGGTCGCGGTGCAGATTTGTTGATTATTGATGATCCACACTCGGAACAAGACGCATTATCCTCGACTGCATATGACCATACCTATGAATGGTACACCTCTGGGCCTCGTCAGCGACTCCAGCCTGGTGGTTCGATCATCATTGTTCAGACAAGGTGGTCAAAAAAGGACTTAACAGGCCGGTTACTGACCGAACAGATGAAAGATACGATGGCTGATCAGTGGGATTTGATAGAATTTCCTGCAATCATGCCATCGGGGAACCCTGTCTGGCCTGAATTTTGGAACAAGGACGAACTACTGTCGGTAAAAGCGTCTTTGTCCCCTTCGAAATGGAACGCGCAGTGGCAACAAAACCCTACATCCGAAGAAACTGCCATGGTCAAGCGCGAATGGTGGCAGAGTTGGACAAAAAAGAAGATCCCACGGCTCAAGTACATACTTCAGAGTTATGACACGGCGTTTTCCAAGAAAGAAACGGCTGATTACACGGCGATCACGACATGGGGCATCTTTGATCCTGATGAGGACAACACCGAACACATCATTTTGTTGGATGCCATGAAGGGTCGGTACAATTTTCCCGAACTGAAGGAAGTTGCAGCGGAACAGCATGAGTATTGGGAACCGGACATGGTGTTGATTGAGGCAAAAGCGTCGGGTCAGCCACTGGCAGATGAGTTACTCAGGATTGATATACCTGTTGTGACGTATTCACCGGGTAAAGCCAAGGGTCGTGGTGGTATTGACAAGATTACCCGTATGCACATGGTCGCTCCGTTGTTCGAGGCTGGTCGAGTCTGGGCACCGGAAGAGACTTTTGCGGAGGATGTTATTGAAGAAGTTGCTTCTTTTCCAAAGGGCGACTACGATGACTATTGTGACAGCATGACGATGGCACTTATTAGATTTAGGCAAGGCGGCTTTGCGTCGTTAGAAGAAGATGAGGAAGATCCGTACTACAGGCGCAAGAAGTATGAGTATTACTGATGGATCCTTTGACAACAGGACTGGCTGGTATCGCACTTGTGCAAAAATCGGTCGAGTTTATAAAATCAAACATAGATACTGCCAATGATATTTCGCAAATTGCGGGAGCAGTGGAAGGACTTTTTGCGGGTGAAAAACAATTACAACAAGAACGGTTTGGTAGCAAAAGTATTATCGGGCAGAGCAAGGATGCTGCACACACTGTTATCGACGCAAAACTGGCGCAGGAACAACTCCGCGATATGCAAACTCTCATCGACAATCGGTTTGGATACGGAACGTGGAGGCAAATCATTGCCGAAAGAAACAGGCGTATTAAGGAAGAAAAAGAAAGAATAGCTGAACAAAAACGTATTGCCAGACAGAAGAAAAAAGAACGCCAAGAACTTCTTCTAGTGATTGGTTCTGTTGCCATCGTATCGATGCTATTTGTTCTAGCCGTTGTCGGTTATGTCAAACTGGGCTAGTGTAATTTACGTTTTATAAACAATTGGAGAAACAGGCATGTCACAAACGGGCAATCCACCGGGAGCAATGGTTGATTCGGCAATGCCTGCGGGTGGCGGTGCTGAAGATGTTCTTATTGAAGCAGAGGCACAAAGCCCCGGTATAACTGACGAGATACTGGAAGAGCTTATTGTTGAGGCTGGTGAAGGTGATACACTAGATCCCGAAGAAGCNTTACAGGAAATAGGNCANACATCCAATCTTGCTGAATCTCTGGACGAGCGCGTGCTNGAAGGGATTGCTGGTGAGCTTGTTGATGCTTTTGAAGATGACCTTGATTCACGAGACGAGTGGGAACAGGCACTGTCCAAGGGTCTGGGTCTACTTGGCATCAACTATGAAGAGCGTGACGAGCCTTTCTCTGGCGCGTCGGGTGTAACACACCCGCTTATTTCAGAATCGGTGACACAGTTTCAGGCGCAAGCATATAAGGAAATACTTCCGTCAGCAGGGCCGGTACGCACACAGATACTGGGTGCACACACACCAGAAGCTGAAGATCAGGCAAAGCGTGTCGAAGATTTTATGAACTACTACATCATGGAAGTGATGGAAGAGTATGATCTGGACACTGATCAGATGCTCTTTTACCTGCCACTGGCTGGTTCAACGTTCAAGAAAGTGTACTTCGATCCGATTAAGGGTCGGGCGGTAGCCAAGTTTTTACCAGCTGAAGATGTTGTGGTGCCATATTCGGCAACCGATATCCGCACGGCAGAGCGCATCACTCACGTTTTGCGAACCTCGGAAAATGATCTGCGTAAGATGCAGGTCGGTGGGATATACAGGGATGTTGAGATATCAGCTTCGCAACTTGATTCTGATTCGGATGAACTGAAGGATCGTGTAAACGAGATATCCGGTGTACGCCCGTCTTATCAGGATACGGGCTACACGCTTCTTGAGATACACACTTATCTGGATCTCGAAGGGTTTGAGGATGTCGATGATGCTGGCGAACCCACGGGTGTGAAGCTCCCTTATGCAGTTACCTTGGATCGGGATAGCAATAAGGTGCTGGCTATTTATCGTAACTACGAAGAAGAAGATGAGTCACGCGCAGCACTTCAACACTTTGTGCACTACAAGTTTTTACCGGGCTTTGGTTTCTATGGCTTTGGTTTGATCCACATGATTGGTGGTTTGTCTCGTGCTGCCACTTCTATCCTGCGTCAGTTGATTGATGCTGGTACGTTGTCGAATCTACCTGCTGGTTTCAAGGCTCGTGGTGTCCGTATCCGTAATGATGATGAACCGTTACAGCCTGGTGAGTTCAGGGATATTGATGCGCCCGGTGGTGATATTCGTAACGCAATATCGCCGCTACCGTACAAGGAACCTTCGGGAACTCTGTCACAATTACTGGGCGTGATTATTGATAGTGGTCGCAGATATGCGTCGATTGCTGACAATGCCACGGGTGACATGAACTCAAATGCGCCGGTAGGCACGACTGTTGCTTTGCTGGAGCGCGGATCACGGGTCATGAGTGCCATCCACAAACGGATGCACTATGCCCAAAAGCAGGAGTTCAAACTTCTCTCTGCCATCATCGGTGATACGGTTGAGATGTATCCGTATCAGTTGCGTGTCCCTGCACAGGTTGCCGCACAGGATTTTGATGGTCGGGTAGACATCATTCCGGTATCAGATCCGAATATTTTTTCTGCCGCACAGCGTCAGGCTCTGGCACAAACGCAGTTGCAGATGGCGATGCAAAGCCCAGAGATTCATGATTTACGCGAAGCGTATCGTCGTATGTATGCCGCGCTTGAAGTTAAGAATATTGATGAGGTGTTGCCCAAGAAACCCGAACCGCAACCCATGGATCCAGCATCAGAGATATCGAAGCTTTTTGCTGGTCAGGACTTCAAAGTATTTCCGCAACAAAATCAGGAAGCACATATCACGGCTTATGTTTCCATGTTGCAGACACCTATCATGCGTGAAGTGGCTCCGGTTAAAGGTGCGCTGATTTCCAAACTGTTTGAACGGATTGGTTTTCTTGCACAGCAGACAGCGGTTCAACAGATACAGGCACAGGCTCAACAACAAATGCAACAGGCCATGGCTACGATTACTGATCCGGCTATGGCACAACAGTTGCAGATGCAGATACAGGCACAAGCTCAACAGCAGCTAGCAGTTCTGGTTCCGCAGATCACGGCACAGTTGGTGGCACAGTATGCACCGGGTATATCGCCGCCTGAATCACCTGATCCGCTTGTTGGCATTCGCCAAGCTGAAGTTCAGATTGCAGCGGCTGATCAACAGCGCAAGACGCAGAAAGATCAGACTGACGCGGCACTTGAAACGGCACGCATACAGCAGTCTGCACAGCAGGCCGAAGATCGGTTGGATACGCAAGTTGAGATTGCCGCAAAACGTGATGCGACGAATAGGGAGCGCATACAAACGCAGGAAGAGATTGCTGTAATGAGAGAGTTGAACAAAAAATGACTAGCCCTAAAAACAAACGCACCCTGAGAAAAGTAATTAAGGGTCTTAACAAGGCTTCTAAATCGCACGCCAAGCAAGCGAAGACCTTGAAAACTGTTCTCTCTTCTAAAAGAAGGAAAAAGAAATGACATCTGTTTGGGCTGGTCGCTGGGGTGAATACTTTGCGCTAAAGAAGATGGCGCATGAGTGGCACAAAAAAGGTTTGAGTATGGATGAGATAGAAGCACGGCTACGCAGAGAACTAGAAGGTGTGCCGTTGAAAGTGGTCAATGGCTAAAGAAATAAATTTGAGGGCACGGTGCAAGCAAACCAATGAGCTTTTGCGACTGATTGCATATTACCCAGAACATAAAGTTTATTTTTACACCGGCTCGTTACCGGGAACTGGATTGATAAAACAAAGCGCAGTGGAGATTATCAGTGGCACCCAATAAGAAGCTAGAACGCGGTAGCCGCTACGAGACTCATGATTTAGATAATGATGGGGTCGTTACAGACGAAGAGATAGCCCGTGAAAAGGAGATGATTGAGCTTGAGTTACGCGAGGAAAAAGCAAAGGCACAGCAGTACATGGCTTGGGTCGCCATGGGAAGTATGCTCGTTTTTTCAACAATCCTTTTTCTACCTGTGGTTTCTGATAGTCGTGTCAATGCTCTCGCTGATCTCCTTGGTCTTTTCTATATCGCTCAAGCTGGCGTTGTTGGCGCATACATGGGTGTATCGGCGTGGATGAGCCGAAAATAATTTACAGGTATGAAGGCTCATTAAACAAATATCGTGAGTATAATTTAATGAGAAAAAAGCAAAGACGACTTAGGAAAGATTGGTCTGCTAAAAACAAAGGGTTCAAGGGGTACTGATAATGTTAAGTGTAATAGGTTCTCTGATAGGTTTTGCCAGCAGTACGGCTCCGGCGATTGCTGATCATTTCAAACAAAAGAGTGACCAGAAGTTTGAGCTAGAGAAGATGAAGTGCGCGGCTGAGTTACGCAAAGACGGTTATGACTTTGAACTAAAGGCGTTTGAGGCGCAGGCTTCGGACAAAGAACACGACAGACTGATACAGCACGACATCAGCATGAACAAAGGTAGCGGTATCATATCTGGTCTACAGCGTTCGGTGCGTCCGGTAATCACATATTGTTTCTTTGGTTTGTTTCTGGCGATTGAAATTACGCTATTGCGTGAGGCATTGAATAGCGGCATGAGTGTGGCTGAGTCTCTCAATGTGTTGTGGGATGAGGATACAAAAGCAATCTTTGCTGCTATCATTAGTTTCTGGTTTGGTTCGAGAGCTATAGATAAAGCACGAGGAAGAGGATAGTCTGATGCCGTTGAATAAAAAAGGTGAGAAGATTATGGATGCCATGACAGATCAGTATGGCAAGAAGAAAGGCAAGCAGGTTTTTTATGCTAGTCTCAACAAAGACAAGATATCAGGAGTAAAGAAAATGAAAGATGGTGGTGACGTTAAAATGAAAACCCCAGTCGATGATTTACCCAATCCCGGTTTGAAGGCTCTTGCCGGAACGGAAAAAGGTAAGAAGGCTGTAGCTAGAATGGGTTTCAAGAACGGTGGCAAGGTTGCCAAAGGTGGCAAGTGTCCTAGTCGCGGAACAATTCGTGGTACGGGTGCAGCTATATCTGGTGTCGGCTTCAAAGGCATCCGATGAACCTTGTTGACTTCGTAACCAAATACCGCAAAACTCTGAACAATCGCATAAGTGATTTAACGATTACTGTTTCTAGCGGGTCTATAAAAGACATGGAACAGTACCGCAGCATCGTAGGTGAGATCCAGGGACTCTCAACTGCACTAGATGAATTAAGTTCCCTGCTAAAAGGTTTTGATACAGATGACGAAGACGTTACTGGTTCCTGACTACGCAAAAGCGGCGATAGAAGCAAAAAAGAAAGCCGAATCCAAACAGAAAGCAATGGAGAGAGTACCGCAGCCTACGGGTTGGCGTTTACTTGTCATGCCATATCGGGGGCGACAGAAGACAGATGGTGGTGTTTATATCCCAGATGCTGTTGCGGATCGTGAGGCACTTGCAACTGTGGTCGCATATGTCGTGAAAGTCGGGCCGCTTGCCTACAAAGATCCTGAAAAATTTGGTGCAGANATGGAGCCTTGGTGCAAAGAAGGCGACTGGGTTTGNATTGGTCGATANGCTGGTTCTCGCTTCAAGCTAGAGGACGGTGAGGTTCGTATAATTAACGACGATGAAGTAATCGCTACGATTATAGATCCAGAAGACATAAAAATTTAGGAGAACAGTATGTCTGAAGCAGAAGTAAAAGAAACAGAACCTGAGTTTGAATTAGAGGTTGAAGAAGATGGAACAAGCGCGACTGAACCTGCCAAAGTTGATGAGGAATCGACCCCATCTGAAGAGGTCGATGATTCAACAGAAACTTCGGACGAACAAACCGAAGATAACACTGAGGACAACTCAGAAGAATTATCAGAATATTCACTAGGTGTTCAAAAAAGAATAACTGCCATAACACACAAAAGACGCGAGGCAGAGCGTAGAGAACAAGCAGCTTTGGAATACGCTGAAGCTATGAAAAAGCAGCTGGAAGAGTTGCGCTCAGAAAACAAAAAGAACGAAAGCAGTCTTGTTAACGAGTTCGGTAGTCGCATTGAATCTGAACTTGAATCGGCAAAGTCACAGTATCGGGAGGCGCATGAAGAGGCAGATCCTGATAAACTTTTTGAAGCCCAACAAAAAATAAGCCGGTTGGCTTTGGAGCAATCACGGCACGAAGAAGCAAAAAACAGGCTAGAAGTTCAACAAGAGCAGCCTGATCCGACTCCACAACCTGTAGCTCCAAATGTTCCTGATGCAAAAGCGCAGGCGTGGGCAGAACGTAATGACTGGTTTGGCGAGGATCAATCTATGACATACGCGGCGATGGGCATACATCAGAAGCTGGTGCAAGAGGGCGTGGATCCATCCACGGACGATTATTACGCTAGGCTGGACGCACAACTCCAAGAGGATTTCCCAAGCAAATATCCAAAAACGGGTGGGAAAAAATCAAAACCACCTGTAGCGGCGGCAACTAATTCCGGTTCTCGTACTTCGGCAAAAGGCAAAAGAACGATAAAACTGACGGAATCAGAAAAGGCGATAGCTAGAAAACTGAACGTTCCATACGAGGCTTACGCCAAAGAAGTTGCAAAACTAAATAAGGATAGATAACATGACTGAGAAACGCATACCACGAGAGTCGCAGACTCGCAAAAAAACTGCGCGCAAAACTCCTTGGAAGCCCCCTAGTATGCTGGAGGCACCGCAACCCCCCGCTGGATATGTGCATCGGTGGGTAAGAGTCGGCATTAGAGGTGAGGATGACAAGACAAATGTTCATGCCAAACTTCGAGAAGGATGGGAGCCGGTAAGATCGGATGAATATCCAGATTTTGAGGCACCCACAATCGACGAAGGTAAATTTCAAGGTGTGATTGGAAACGGTGGGCTTATGCTCTGCCGGATTTCAGAGGAAACGGTTTCTGAAAGAACTGCTTATTTCCGGGATCAGACCCGCAACCAGATGAAAGCCGTTGATGAAAACCTCATGAGGGAGCAACATCCCTCAATGCCGATACAAAGTGATCGGCAAAGTCGTGTAACTTTCGGGGGCAAAGGAAACGATTCCTCCGAATAGAACTGAAACGTTTGTTAGGAGTATAAAATGGCAAACTCAAATGGTGCATTTGGCCTACGTCCTTACGCAAAAGTAGGACAGAACACAAACAGCACTGGTTTGACTGAGTACCGTATTGCTTCCGATAACTCAAACGTCATCTATACAGGTTCTCCAGTTATTCCACTTAGCACAGGTTTTATCGACATTGTTGGTGCAGCCGCTGGTGGAACTGTAGGTCTGTTGGGAGCGTTTGCTGGATGCGAATATGTAAGCTCAACTACCGGTGAAACAGTGTTCTCAAAACACTGGCCTGGTTCTGGCGCAGACAGTAATTTTCCTGTCCGTGCCTTTGTTAATGATGATCCCCTACAACTGTATATAGTAGCGTCTGACGCTACGCTGACAAACGAAGCGACAGCTCGTGCCGCAATTTTTGCGAACGCGAACTTCTCTTCGGGTACTTCTGGTAGCACAACTACCGGCAAGTCCTCCGCAGCGTTGGCAGTCAGTACTATCGCTACAACAGCTAATCTGAATCTTCGGATTATGGGTATTGTTGATGATGTCGAGAACGCAGACTTTGCGGCCTCTGGCATTGGTGTAATCGTGCGTCTGAACAACCACTTCAATTCACCGAATGGTGCGATTGCAGGTGGTACTGTTTCGACGACAGGCGTATAGGAGTTTAGGTTATGGCTATTTCTCGCGCACAACTTGCAAAAGAACTCGAACCCGGCCTCAACGCCCTGTTCGGGATGGAGTATAACCGTTACGAAGGCCAACACGCTGAAATCTTCGACACAGAGGCTTCTGATAGAGCCTTTGAAGAAGAGGTCATGCTGTCTGGTTTCGGTGCTGCTCCCACTAAGTCTGAAGGTTCAGCAGTAACTTTCGATGACGCACAAGAGGCATACACGGCTCGTTACAATCACGAAACAGTAGCGTCGGCTTTCTCCGTAACGGAAGAAGCTGTTGAGGACAATCTGTATGATCGTCTCTCATCTCGTTACACTCGTGCGTTGGCACGGGCCATGGCTCATACTAAGCAGGTTAAAGCTGCTGCAATTCTCAACAATGCTTTCGACAGCACCAAAAAAGGTGGCGATGGCAAAGAGCTTTGTGCAACTGATCACCCGCTTACTAATGGTGGCACACTGGCTAACGAACCCAGCGTAGCTGCTGATCTGAACGAGACATCTCTTGAAGATGCTCTGATCAGCATTGCTGGTTTTGTTGATGAGCGTGGTCTGATCATCGCCCTTCGCGGGTCGAAACTGATCATTCCGCGTCAGCTTCAGTTTGTTGCAGAGCGTCTGATGGCTTCAAATCTTCGTACTGCTACGGCAGATAACGACACAAATGCCATCCGCAACATGGGAATGTTGCCGGAAGGTTATGTCGTAAACGATTATCTGACAGACACAGATGCGTTCTTCATCAAGACGGACTCACCGAATGGCTTCAAGCACTTTGAGCGTCTGTCGCTGACAACACAAATGGAGCCTGATTTCGATACAGGCAACATGCGTTATAAGGCGCGTGAGCGTTATAGCTTCGGCTTTAGCGACCCACGGTGCGTGTTCGGCTCACCGGGCGCGTAACTTTCCCACGCCAGAAGAGGGGCGGTTGTTTGACCGCCCCTTTTTTTGTGTCTATACTTTAAAAATCCTGACAGTCACATGGTGTGACTGACACTAGCCACGACAGGAGATTTACATGGCTAATACAACATTCACGGGGCCAGTGCGCTCCAAAGGTGGATTCACCTCAATCAGTGAAAACGCTACAACGGGAGCCATCACAACGCTCTCAAGCATCAGTTCAACAGGCGTATCGTCGTTTGATGCAAACACACTTGCAACCGAAGCTGGAACAGGTATCACAGGCGGCACAGGTACGATTTATCGCAGTGCTGTCCAGCGTGTGGGTGGTATCATCACTACCCGTATTCTTATCGACCTGACTGGTTTGCGCTCAACTGCAAGCGGTGACATCATCGGTGTGAACGGAACGTCTAACGTATGTCACATTGGTCAGATTACAGCCGCCCGAAACGGCACGATTCTGACAGGTAGCATGGAGTGCTTTGAAGCACCTGCTGGTGGCGATCCAGACATCAACGTACATTCGGCTACAGAAAGCACAGGTGTTGAAGACGGTGCTATCTCTAGTTTGACAGAAACCCTTTTGGTAAACGCAGGCGATGCTACTCTTGGTAGTAAGGTCTATTTCTCAGCTGTACCTGCTGCGGATGAGTTCTTGTACCTCACACTGGGTGACACAACTGACGCTGATTATACTGCTGGTAAACTCTTTATTGAATTGATGGGTTACGAAGCCTAGTAACGAGAGGGGGTAAAACCCCTCTCCTTTTGATAAGGAGTTTAGCATGGCAGGTTCAGACGTAAAAGCTAGGTTCATTAGCGACGAAGTTGCTGCTGATCCAGATGGCATTTCAGCTTCTGCTCAAGTAGCCAACAACGCTGCTTTGGTTATTGGTGGTGCCTTGGCTGACAGTGGTGCAGTTACCCTTGCAGGGTCAGGCCGAAAGCTGGTGGTTGTGTCAGGCGGTGATGACAGTGGTATTTCTTTCACTATCGTTGGTACAGATGTGAACGGTTCTGCTTTGACGGAATCTTTGACTGGTGCAGACTCAGGCACAGCTACAAGCTCAAACTACTTCAAGACAATTACAAGCATCACTGCTGTTGGTGATCCTGCTGGTACAGTTACAGCAGGTACAAGTGCTTCAGCCGCTGATGTTGTATTTGCTGGTCGCACACGTTTGAAAGGTTATTCGATTGTCTCTGGTGGTACTGCTGGAGTGATTGAGTTTTTCAATGGCGATCCGAACGCAAGTGGTTCAGCAACATTTAAGGCCAGAACGATTGGTACAGACAATACAACGATTGATAACACGATACCCGAAGAGGGCGTGGTGTTTGAAGATGGTTTGTATGTTGTTTACACCATTGCCACAGTAGACATGATGACGTTCTTCCACGGTTAGGGGGACGAGATGGTTCTTCAGGCTTCCGGTTCTGCAATAAAGTTTTCTGAAATTCAGTCAGAGTTTGGAGGCACGAATCCAATCTCGCTTTCGGAGTATTACATTGGCGGGGATAATGTCCCCGCCACTATTTCAAGTACAACCGCAGGGACTTTTAGTGCGTATTACGGGCGCACACCTAGCAGTAAAATAACCAACTCTAATTCCTCAAGTTCTTTTCCCGTTACTTTTTCAGGAACACCAAGTGATGGGAATGAGTATTACTATAGAGTTAGCACTGTAAACAGAGGCTTCCAAAGCGGTGGTTTTACACTGCCTTCAGCAGTTTTTACATTGGTCTGGGCAGGCGTAACGATTGTTGCTGATACAACGGGAAGTATATCTGGAAGCTCAACCAGTAATGGAACTCTTGGAGACCCTGGGTTTTTTGGAACTCAATCAGCGTTTTTCATACTTGGAAACGCGACTAATGCAGCCAACACTATTTTAATTCAAACAGGTGGTTTCATTTATCAACTTGGCCCAACAATCTTTGCAACGGATAGTGAGGCTGATCCTGGGGTTGGCGCAAGTCCGAATACGTTTGATGACCCAATAAGTTACGGAATTGTTCGTCGTAAAGCCGAAACAACAACGGTCAGTTCTTCTGTAAACCCTAACGTGCCTGCAAGCGGTGAAGTGTCCATGTCTGATTACTATGGTGGTCGAGATGACTAGAAAAGCCAGCAAGATGCCAGCCCGAAACAAAAAGAACTTCAGGCCAACCAAGGCCGGAGCAGGCATGACTAAGAAGGGCGTAGCTGCATATCGTCGTATGAACCCCGGTAGTAAGCTGAAGACTGCCGTTACAGGTAAAGTCAAAAAAGGTAGCGCGGCGGCAAAGCGTAGAAAATCATTCTGCGCTCGTTCTGCTGGTCAGATGAAGAAGTTTCCCAAAGCCGCGAAGAATCCTAACAGCAGATTGCGTCAGGCAAGAAGACGGTGGAAGTGTTGACATGAAAATTCAGGAAGCAGTAGCCCGTATAGAAAAGCACGAAGCAGAATGTTCTCTTCGATACGAGGAAATACAACGTCGGCTAGAAGACGGTAAACAAAAAATGGATAAGCTGGATGCCAACATCTCAGCAAACTTTAAATATCTGGTGGGTATCATCATAGCAACTGCGTTACTGCCTTTTGTTGAGAGGTTGTTCTAATGACGATCTCTAGGTCGAGCATACCGAAGCAGATCACCAAGCCTCCACAGAAAAGAAAATGGAGCGCAAAACGCAAGCGTAGTATAAACTGTAAAAAGCCCAGAGGCTTTTCAGAGCGTGCCCATTGTGCAGGACGCAGGAAAAGGAAGAAATGAGATGTCAAAAAAGGATGCTTGTTACCACAAAGTCAAGGCACGTTATCGTGTCTTTCCGAGTGCTTACGCTTCCGGTGCAATTGCCAAGTGCAGAAAAGTCGGAGCTAAAAACTGGGGAAATAAAAGCAAGAGTAAAACAGTTAGAAAAGCAGATGGAGGAATGGTGCGCGGAGCTTCAAAGTTCAGAAACGGACAGAAGTACCGNTATAAAACCACCAAGATCTACTGATGCCAGCNGTAAGAAAAACTAAAAAAGGGNTNGCCCTNAAACGCTGGTTCAAAGAGGACTGGAAAGACGTTC